AATGATAATTGATTGTTTTGTAAATGTGCAGGGAGCACAGTTGCTTTTGATTCTACTTTTGAAATCTCATCATAGATGCGATCTAAATAGAACTTTTCATCAACATTATATTGTTCCCAAGGCAACTCTTGAAAACGGTTGAAAATTGTCTGCATATGTGGACCTGATACAAGTTGTAATTCACGTCCATCACTATGACATTTAATTAATTTACAACCAGTTTTGGAGTTGTAAAATCTTAACATCTTTTGTAGAGGAGTTTCTTTTATTGTTGATTCATCAAACTCACGTTTAACAAATCGCCAATCACCTTTCAGTTTCACACCTATACAATAGTCATAAATGTTGCGATTTTGTGTCAAATACTCTTTAGGGTCAGTACCATTGATAAAGTACTCATACCAAGCTTTAGGTATAATTAAAGAGCTTTTGTTCTTATGTAAAGCTAGATTGTCAAATTCATATCTACCTTTACACTTCGGTTTGCCAGTTACAGGAATTGCAATGTAATTGTTTACATCTGCAATAATCATCTTTTTATATTCTACAAATTCTAATTGTAGTGAAGTCATGGTTTGCCATTCTTCACATATCTTGTAAAACAATTCTTCATCTTTTTCGTCAACCAAGAACTCTAAACCATCCGTGTTTTGCATCAACGGTTGTGCTGTAGGAATTCTTGTTGCAATCATTTCATATAACATAGACAACAGTACTTGACCATTGACAGTAATCCTGAATGTAAATTCTGGATCATATAGAAACGAATGTTTGTTTTTACTCAACCCATATGTTGAGTTTAGAATAATCTTGAATAAATAATTCAGTGGATTCTTTTTGTCATACTTCTTCCTTTCAAAGAAGAACCATTCATAAAGCTCACAAAATGCGTCTTTAGGTAAATGAGCTGGTGCCCATTTGTTTTTGATTGCAAGGTTAGGATAAAAGCTTGTCACATCTGCAGAAAGAATCTTCTTTCCTGGTGTTGCTTCATAAATACCTGATGCAATACAACCATGCAATCCACCTAAACCATAATCAGTTTGTACACCTTTGTAGGTCATACTGTATTTAGGCCCTTTTATTGAATCACTACCTTCATCAAGAATGGCAGTATCAACACTTAAAGACTTAAACCAGTTGTGCATTCCAACAAACTCCGGTGTATCAAATTTTACATAAGGAAGAATAACATCTCTTACTGTTACACGATCACGCAAGGTGCGCATGTTACGTAAAGTTTTCTTATCCATTTTCAGCTTTTCTGATAAGAAGTGCAGGAACATCTCCTTTGAAATCTTTGGCTCAGAAGCACTGTATAGTTTAAGATTGTAATCTTTACTTAACTGCGCACGCAAGTTGATCTGCGCTGCCATAACTTTGTCTCCTTTTGCATCTTCTAATAAGAAGATTGCACGAGTACTCATTACGTCATTGATACAGTAGTCAATAATCTTATTTAAAGTTTCATCATTCAGTACATCATGTGTATGGTGATGAGGCATCTCCTCAACATTATACCAATCCATAGAGAACTGTATCCACTTTAAAGAAGACCGTTTTGCTTGACTATCCCAGTGATTCAATTTAAAGATATCCAATACTGGAATAGTCAATTTAAATTCTGGATAGTCAAGGAATTCTCCTCTACTAGAACGCATGATTACAGACTGAGCATAGTTAGATATCATTTTGGTAATGCTATCTGAACTCATACCATAAAATATCTCTTGGTTCTCAAGTAGATATTCTGTAATCTGTGAGTCAAATGAAATATTGTTATAACCAAGGTGCCAATCACCTGCAACTTTATTCTCTAGCAGAAATGCAAGCATTTGAGGGTACTCATTGCGATCTCTATTAATCACAAAGGTCTTTACCTCATCAGATGTATAATCTGCAAATACAGCCACAAAGCAATTGGAAATGGTTTCATAATCCATTATCCAGAACTTACGTGTTCTCATTATTCAGCTGTTGTAGAATTGAAAGCTTCTTCAATTGCAGAATGACCTGCATTAACAGCAAACATTTCAATAAACGCTTTGATGTCTTCTTCTTTATCTAAGTAGTACTCATAATAAGCATCCATCATGCGACGTTCTTCAACATACTGTGGTTCAGCAGCTTCAGCTCCTGTCTTTCTCAAAGGAATTACTTGACCTTTGTCATTCAACTTAGGAAGCATTTGAGGCTTTTCCTTTTGATCTTTGCCAATGATAGCAAGAACTTTGTTGTGTGTGTCATAAATTGCCTCATTGAAAGGGCATTCTTCTGTTACTGGCATCATGCGAAATGTACGTTTGCCATACCAGTCTGATGAGTAAACCATCATGTTTTTCATGTAACTATTGTTTTAGGGATTAGAAATAATATTAAATTGTAAGTCATGTGGTGAATTCTCTTTTTCAAAATTAGGTTTTTCACAGAGTTCACCCACTTCACGTAGAATGTTTTCATCAACATTCAAAATCTGAGCGTATACTTTATAGTACTTTTCAGGGAACAAAAAGCTTTCAATGTACACCCACTCAGGAGTATGTACACCATAATAGTCAGTCAATAACTTCTTTGCAGGAATACTTAATTTTGAATACTTGCCTTCAATGACAGCATCAAAATCTTCACCATGCATTTCCAGATTAAATACATACACCACCACATCTTCACTTACTGGATAACTGAATTCAAGATACTTGTGTGTAATAAGATGCTTCAGCTCAAATTGTTTCCAAGCTTCAGTATCTTCTTTTTTATACACACAAATAAGCTTTCTATCAGTTAACTTAATACCAGAGACATCGCTAAATGTATATACTGTTTCAGGTTTTGGGTGTTTACTTTTATTAAATCCTAATAAAGGATACAAGAATGTAAACGATTTCTGAAAGTATTTGCGATAGATTTCTGATATCATATTGTAAGTTCTTTGTTTAGTAAAAATTCATAAGGAAGTTCAAAAGAACGCTCTTTAAAATGATAATTAGCTTTTCTTAATTCTTCTTTACTTGCTACTAACCATTCATCCATTGTAGATTGACTCACTTTAATTGGAGCAATCTGCATGTATGGATCAATAACAATAAATCTAAACTCAATGTCCCAATCTTTGTATTCATCCATGGACTTGTAAGTGTGTTCAACAAGCATGTAATAGATAGATGCTTGTAACCAATATCTGAAGTAGTCAATACTATCTTCAAAATTACTTAACGCCTTGCTTGTTTTCTTTACGTCATTAATGCGTATAACTTTTAGTACTGGATCAAAGACAAGGTTGTCAATAAACCCACGCAAACCAAAGCTATATTCACTATTGAATGCAACCAGTTCAATTTCATTGTGTTTTGTTATTCCGTTAAACATATCTGCAAAGTACCCCATAGCATCCATTACTATTGGGTTAGTTGTGATTTTATCTACAACTTGTTTGCAAAAATCATAGGTCTCTTGAGAGATAATGATTTTACTTTCTGAAGATCTCAACATGTTGTAATACTCCACAGCTTTAGGATTACCAATAATCTTATCTAAACGCTGTACGTCAGTCTTCAATGTTTGGTAAAGATTCATGTCTTTTAAAACATCAATGATAGCGTTGGGGTATTCAACAAGTTCTGTTCTACTATCTCCTTGACTGCGTAATTCTTTTATATGTGCATAAACTGTATCAACAACTTTACGCTGATTTTCATTAGGTAAGTTTGCAACTGATAACGCAAATGTAGCATCAAAAGATTCAGGTTTCAATAATAAACAGTGAATAAGACTACCTTCAATAACACCCGGATCAGTTGTGTCTTCACGCTGTTTCAAGATGTAATGTTGATAGAATAACGCAGGACTATGCATTAGTTTGTTTAGTCCTGAATATGACATAAGGAATTCATTGTTGAAGAATTCTTGCTCTTTACTCATACGTTCAGAAAACGTAGGAGGAGCCACGAATGACTTTGTTAAATTTGTTGCCATGTTAAATCATGTCTTTTTTGTAGTAACGTCCTAGTATATTTCCATTGTAACTGTCTGCTCTTAACACATCCAGTTTAATTTGCCACTCAATTTCACAATAGCTCAGATACTTCTTGCTTTTACACAATTGAATTATCTCTCTTCTAAAGTGATTCTCACCATACTTAGCAACATCTGCTGATAGTTCTTTTGAAGAACCATAATACGTCATCCAATCTGATTCTTTTATGACAGTCTTAAAAGTCTTACGTGTCTTTGTTTCAGATTTCTCTTTTTTTGTTATGCGCGTCTTTCGCGTATGTTGTAGGTTCTTTTTACCAATATAGAATTTACCAGTGTGTATATTAGTAATCTTATATATAAACCCAACTACTTCTTCATAGTTAGGAATATCTTCAATACTAATTACCACTTTTCTTTCTGATGTAAGGAACCAATTTGTCATACTGCAAAATTAATAAAGTTTAAACTTTATGCAATAACATTTGATAAATTTAAATCTGTATAGCGATCCAAAGCACGTGTGATTCCAGGTAAAATAATTGCTAATGCTTCTCTTTTACCTTTGATTTTTATTAAGTCACTGATGTCTTTTTCTTGAGGCAAATATACATATGGTAGATTGTATTTTTGATTGTAAGCTATCATACTTTTAACACCTGCATCATCACTGTCCATGATAGTAATCACTTTAGCATATTTCTTTTTGAACTCAGCAATGCGTTCTGGAGAAATCATACTGTTTTCACTATCTGGTGCAATCATGTCACAATTAAAGTTTGCTAAGCTTTTTAAAGACATCATATCTTTTAAAGAAGAAACTATTATAAGTACTTCATTATCAGTTAGTTGCTCTGAACCTTGTAGATAATTACATACTTTAATAAACTTTCTTTCTTTATTCATTGGTTGATATAACTTGTACAACGTACCATCTTGCATAAAATATCCATAAATGTTACGTCCTGTTACAGTGAACTCTTGAGTTTGGATCCCATCCATCATCAATTTACTCATCACATAACGAGAGATTGGTTTCACATAATGTTGTTCTAACAATGCACTGGATATATTGTATCCACTCCAAAAGTCAGCATCATCTTGTGTCCAAGGTCTTGTTGTATAATCAGCTACTTTCCAGGTAGAGTGTTCATGAATTTTAGTATCGCAACGCTTGCCTGTTTTGAGAAATGCAACATAATCTTCTGTTATCCTTTTTGCAGTATCTGCAAAAGGTAATGCCCACATAAACATCATCATCTCAATTGCACTGCCACATTTGCCAGTACTAAAACACTTGTACTTGTATACATTTGTTTCCTTATTGTAGAATAAAAACATTGATGGAGTTCTGTCACTAGGGTTAAAGATGCTTTTAATACGCACACTTTGACCTGACAATGGTTTATCTAAACCTAGATAGTTTTCAAATATCCATTGAGCAGGGATGTCAGTCACTTTATCTATATGATGTTTGACAGAAAACATAATAGTAGAGTTAAAAAAAGGGGAAGATTGCTCTTCCCCTTTGATTAATAACAATTAAATTAAGGAAGCATTAAATCACCCATTCCAGATGTTGATGACTCTTGGCCACCAAATCCTGATAATGATTCACCTGCAGCAGGACCTTCAGCTTTTTGAATGATGTGTTTAGCACGATCAAACTTCAAAAGATTAACTGGTTCACCAGCAGCATCTAAGTGATTAGAAGCAACAGGGAATAATTTACCTTCTGGTTTAGGTAAGAACATACGATAGTTAGGTTTATCATAACCTTCAGTAAAGTATTCTTGACCACCAATTGTGAAATAACCCCATACTTCAGGATTAGTTACATACTTTTTTACAATAGCAACATACTCTTCAATAGTGTCAGCTTCTACATTGTCTGCATTCATTTGATCTAAAACACCTAATGCTTTAGCAAGGTTGTTAACCCAACGGAAAATCTGCTCATCACGCTTTACTTCACGTCCTTGATACGTAAATGTACTGAAAGGATAGCGACCTGCGCGAATGTTTGCAATTTGTCCACGGTAGTTACCAAGACTTGGATTCATTTTGTCAATTGGCAAACCAACAAAATCATCACCTTGGTCTTCACCTTCCACTAACAGATTCACACTGTAAGCTTCTGTGTTATAAGGAGGAGTTTCTAATTTGATGTCCATGATGCGACAATAATGAGTTCCAGGACTTAAGATTTTAGGTACTGAACTACCACCATTTGGATTAAAGGATGTACTTTTAAACATAATAATAA